TATGGTAACTACAATTTTAACTGAAAATAATTTTACTTATTTTACTATGCCGGCATATGCTAACTTTTATAATGTACAAGATGTTAGTAAAAACCCAACACCAAATCCTGAAGGAACTTTAGAGTTTGCCAATTCGTTATTTGGTACATTTTTAAGTTTGGACTATAGAGATACAACCTCAAAGTTTTTATGTTTATATGCTAACAAACCTAGTGAACACTTAGCGATGAATGATAATGTTGATTACCGTTTTAGGGACGATGCATTTGATTTAAGAAGAGCAAGTGATAATCCTTTACTTGATAATCTAAACGGAAAAACAGATTGGGACAAGTCAAATAAAGTTGTTGGATTTAATGTGGACATTGGACCTCAAAACCAACAAATATTCAAACAGTTTGATATTTCTCAAGATCCTGGTATGCCGACAACGGAGTCATTAGAAGTATTAAACCAAATGGCAAACTTGAATCGTAATAGAAGTGAATCAACACAGAGTGTTTCATTATATAATCTTTATAGAAATAGAAGTTATAAGTGTAACATTGATATGTTAGGTAATGCAATGATTCAACCGATGATGTACTTCAATTTAAGAAATGTTCCTATGTTTAGTGGTCCATATATGATTTTAAAGGTATCACATAGAATAAGTGAAAATGGATTTGATACAGAATTTGAAGGTCAAAGACAACCATTTTATAGTATACCAGCAATAGATAAATTTTTACAATCACTTAATACTAAAATTTTAGAAACGATAAAGGAACAAATTGTAAAAGAAGAAACGGCATTACTTGAATCTGAAAGTAATATTCTACAAGAGCAAAGTGACATTATTAATAACGCAAATAACGGTAATGGATTATTAACAACTAATCAAAACTGTTCGGATAAATTAAATAGTTCTTATGTGAGTTATACAAATGAAACTCCGGTTAAAACAACATTAACTTTAAAAAATGCGATTGATATAATCAAAGTTGAAATGAATAATGCTAATATTACAACAAACAATCAAACATTAATGTTGGCGTTTTTATTCTCTGTTATGTATATTGATTCATATAAATCCGATAAATTTGAGGCATATGGTCATAATTATGGATCAATAAGATTAGATGTTTCTTATGGTGGAGCAGCTTCTCTTATGGAAAATAAGTACTATTGTGTTAATCAAGGTACTACCCAAAATATACCTCTTGCTACTTTTAGTACTGATAGTGCGTTTATTAGATTTGCTATCACCAAATTTAAAGAAAAACTTTCTTATATACAAAATCAACCATTATCAACTGAAGATGAACAAATAAAGGCTTTATCAAAAACATTCATATTAAGATGGCCTGTTAACCAACCTGATAATGTATATGAAAAAATGACCGAACAAGATAAAAAAACAGTGGAGAATAAATTCAGGAAGGCATTTGATACTGTTAAATCAATAAACTAACAAAGTGTTTTTTTTTGTTTTGTTAGATATTTATAATAAAAAAACTATGAGCACAAAATTAATTTTAGACAACTATCTTGGTAAGAATACCAGAATGTCAGAGAAAGATGCGGGTAACGGATTTAAAGAGGTATGTGATTTAGATACCGGGGATTGTTATACAATAAGAATGAAAGATGGATTAATTGAGCGTGTGGATAATACAATGAACACACATAAAAAAATCCAAGTTGAAACTAAAAGTGGAATTAAACAATTATTAAACGGTTAAAATGGCAATAGATAAAAAAATTTTAGAAGAAATTAAAAGACATAATAATATTAATAAATATATTATGGAACAAGGTGAATTACCACCACCTCCGGCTGAAGCGGCTCCTGCTCCTGACGCTGGTGCGGCGGTTCCCCCACCACCTCCGGCACCCGCTGAACCAACACCTCAACCTGTGGATATTGAAAATGATCCTGATGTTGAAGAAGTTGGTAATGAAACTGAGGAGTTAGACATTACAGATTTAGTTGATACTCAAAAAACATTTTCTGACAAACAAGAAGAATATTTTAATAATCTTTTTGATCAATTAAAGAATCTTGAAACTAAATTAGGTGAGATGGACAACTTAGTTAATACTGTTAATAGTTTAGAGACTAAGATTGAAAAAATGAGACCTAAAACACCTGAAGAAAAATTAGAATTAAGAAGTTTAGATTCGGGACCTTTCAATCAAAAATTAAGTCAATTTTTTGACGATAAAATGGATGATATGGAAAAGTCAGGAAAAAATGAATACGTTTTAACCAGCGATGAAGTTGAAGAATTTTCACCAAGCGAAATTAAAGGAAGCTTTGGAGAATACGACAACGAAGACGAAATGATGTAATATATGAGGTGTTAAAAAACACCTCATCTTTTTTTTATATACCTTATTGACTACTCTATTTTTTATAACTATATTTTCTACGTAAACCTTTAATAAATATATACACAATGGCGACAAAAAATTCCTTTGATGCGGTTTTGGCTCAGTATGAGAGTTCAAAACAAAGTGGTTCTTCTTCCACTTCAAAATTTACACAAGAAGAAAGAATGAAAAAGTATTTCGCGGCAATCCTTAAAGACAGCGAAAAACAAGGACAAAGAAAAATCCGTATTTTACCTACAACCGATGGATCATCTCCTTTTAAAGAGGTATGGTTCCACGAAATCAATGTTGATGGTAAATGGCAGAAGTTCTATGATCCGGGAAAAAATGACAACGAACGTTCACCTTTAAACGAGGTTTACGAAGAGTTAATGTCAACAGGTCGTGAATCAGACAAACAATTAGCAACACAATATAAAGCTCGTAAGTTTTACATTGTTAAAGTAATTGACCGTGATCACGAAGAAGACGGTGTTAAATTTTGGAGATTTAAACACAATTACAAACAAGAAGGAATTCTTGATAAAATTATTCCAATTTGGAAAGCAAAAGGAGACGTTACCGATTCAGATAATGGTCGTGACTTAATCCTTGAACTTACAAAGGCAAAGACACCAAAAGGTGCAACATACACGGTAATTCAAACCGTAATGTATGACGATCCAACACCAACACATGAAGATGCTGAACAATCATCTACTTGGATTAACGATGAGTTGACTTGGGAGGACGTATATTCTAAAAAACCTGTTGAATATCTTGAATCAATTGCGAGAGGAGAAACTCCTCGTTGGGATACAGACGCAGGTAAATACATCTACTCAAATAGTAGTGAATCGGAAGTATCTATGGGAGGTTCAACACCAAAATCAATTAATGAGGTTGCAGATCCTCAGGTAAATGATGACGAAGACGAAGATTTACCATTCTAATTAAAATAATAACTTATACTAGGACACTTACATAGACAAGGTGTCCTAGTATTTTTAAATCAAAATAAAATGAATAAGATTTCAGAAAAAATGTATGAGGCATTGACCTTAAAGTATCGTTCGGAAATGGCGGAAGCGGAAGCAACCTTGTTAGTTTATTTTACAAATCCTGTTGGTATTGGAGAACATCCACAACACATTGAGGAAATGGATAAATTGGTTGAGAAAATGGTTAACGCACAAGATAAAATGAATGCATTAGAAACATTCCATAAATATAATTTCAATTAATATGGCAATTAAGAAAACAGATTTTAGTTCATTGAAGAAAAAATTCTCTTCAGACGCAAAATATAAACCACAAAGATTTTTTGATCTTGGATCTGATTTCTTGGATGCGGTAGGTTTACCTGGTCCTGCTATTGGACACCTTAATATGTTGTTGGGTCATTCTGACACTGGTAAAACAACAGCACTTATTAAAACTGCGGTTGATGCTCAAAAGAAAGGGATTCTTCCTGTTTTCATTATTACCGAACAAAAATGGTCCTTTGAACACTCAAAAATAATGGGGTTTGAATGTGAAGAAGTAGTCGATGAAGAAACAGGTGAATTAACTTGGGACGGATTCTTCTTGTTTAATAACAATTTCAGTTATATTGAACAAATTACAGATTACATTAATGAACTATTGGATGCACAAGAAAAAGGTGAATTAGATTATTCACTTTGTATTATGTGGGATTCAGTTGGATCAGTTCCTTGTAAAATGACTTACGAAGGTAAAGGAGGTAAACAACATAACGCTTCCACATTGGCGGATAAAATTGGTATGGGTATTAACCAACGTATTTCAGGATCTCGTAAAGCGGATTCTAAATACGAGAATACTTTAATCATTGTTAATCAACCTTGGGTTGAATTACCTGACAATCCATTTGGACAACCAAAAATTAAAGCTAAAGGTGGTGAGGCAATTTGGTTGAACTCTTCTTTGGTATTCTTATTTGGGAATCAAAAAGGTGCGGGTACAACAAAGATTACCGCAACAAAAGACAAACGAACAGTTAAGTTTGCTTCAAGAACAAAAGTGTCGGTTATGAAAAACCACATCAATGGACTTGGATTTGAAGATGGTAAAATCATTGTAACCCCACACGGATTTTTACCGGGTAAAGATACCACAGAAGAAAAGGCATCAATAGAAAAGTATAAGAAAGAATATGCTGACTATTGGAAAGACATAATCGGAGTTGATGGTGACTTTGATTTGAAAACAGAAAAAGAAGAAGTAGAGTAGTAACATTTAAAGTAAAACAAAATGTCAAAAACCTTATTGGTTGACGGTAACAATTTATTAAAAATAGGATTTCACGGGGCTCGTGATCTTTTTAACAAAGGTGAACACGTAGGAGGTATTTGGCACTTTTTAAATACGTTACGTAAATTCTTAGAAGAAACAAACTTCAATAAAGTAGTTGTATTTTGGGATAGTAAAACAAGCTCATCACAGAGAAGAATACTATACCCAAAATATAAACTCAATCGTAATCCTT